AGGTACCAATCTCAGTAACATGGGAAGGTGGAATTGCTCCATACTCAGGATTGCTCGATGTAGCAATGGCTGGTGGATATGTAGTTAAACCTAATGTTGGTTGGTATGCTGGAGTCGATATGAAGACAGGCGAAATACTCGAACCTAAAGTAAGAGAAAAAGATACTTTACAGAAAAAGTTCTGGATGCCAATATTTGAAAACACTGACTTTAAAGAGTTCGTTAAAACATACTATTCAGTTGGACATAGACCTATGATTGATATCGATCTTGATATTGAAACTGATGATGTATAACGTAACAGCAAAAGACTACTCAATAGTAGAAAATGATGAGAGCGCCTTTCAAGGTGTTCTTCTCAAGACTGGAACTTGGAAAGACATCATAGTAATCTATGGACAAGTTGGAGTTAAAGAAGACCCTAACTTAGATATGGCTACATTGAGTTTTAATTACACAGTTAAAGATCCAGCAGAATTTAGTATAGAAGAATTAGATAAAGATGAATCATTCAAAAATTATCTTGGCGCTATACTTCAATATATAGTAACAGATTCTTTAGAATATGCTAAAGACACGAATCAAGACATAATAGGAAAAGCCGATGACAAATCAACTACCAACTCACATACTAAATCATCTTCTTAACAACGAAGATTATTGTAGAAGAGTAGTACCTTATCTCAAGAATGAGTATTTTGAAGGTACACATAAAACGGTATTTGATCTTATTGTCAACTTTGTAAGCAAACACAATAAACTACCAACATCTAAAATATTAGAGCTTGAACTTAAAAAGATTAAAGCACCTGAAGATATTCTCAACAATGCTTCAAGATTGGTAACTGAAATAGCTGAAAAATCTGATATCGATACTGATTATCTGATTGCTGAATCAGAAAAGTGGTGTAAAGAGAGAGCTGTCTATAATGCTATCATGGATTCAATAGGAATCATCGATGGCAGAGACAATGAACGAAGTGAAGGTGCTATACCTGAAATACTTTCGACTGCTCTTGGAGTTTCATTTGATGAACAAATTGGCCATGATTATATTGATGATAGCGAAGAAAGATGGAATTTTTATAATCGCAAAGAAGATCGCATACCATTTGATCTCGACTATTTTAACAAAATAACAAAAGGTGGTCTACCTAATAAAACACTTAATATTGCCTTAGCCGGAACTGGCGTAGGTAAGTCATTATTCATGTGTCATTGTGCAGCAGGAGTCCTTAATCAAGGAAAGAATGTTTTGTACATAACAATGGAAATGGCTGAAGAACGTATCGCTGAAAGAATCGATGCAAACTTAATGAACTTACCAATTGAATCTCTTGGATCTATTTCTAAAAATGTATTCGATGATAAGATTGGAAAGATAGCGAAAGCTTCTACGGGTAAACTTATTGTTAAAGAATATCCTACTGGCTCAGCTCACACAGGTCATTTCAGGGCTTTACTTAATGAGCTACGTCTCAAAAAGAACTTTAGTCCCGATATGATCTATATTGACTATTTAAATATTTGTGCATCAAGTCGTATGAAAGGGATGGGCGGAAGTATAAATAGTTATACATATATTAAAGCAATCGCGGAAGAACTCCGTGGACTTGCTGTGGAATTCAATGTTCCAATTGTATCGGCAACTCAGACCACGAGGTCTGGTTTCAGTAATACTGATGTCGGTCTTGAGGATACATCTGAATCATTTGGTTTACCAGCAACGGCGGATCTGATGTTTGCTCTTATTTCAACAGAGGAACTCGAAGAACTAGGCCAAATTATGGTAAAGCAATTGAAAAATCGTTATAACGATATAACCAAATACAAACGATTTGTAATTGGGATAGATCGTTCCCGCATGAAGCTATATGATGTAGAGGAGTCGGCTCAATCAGATATTATGTCTGACATGATACCTGATAAGCCGATAAACAAGTTTGGTGAACGAGAAAGTAATGACTCATTTGCTGACTTTAAAGTATAAAGGAGAAATATATGAATATGTTAAATAACGCAAAGGCATGGTTAATGGAAAGATGGGCAGAACGCACATCTTGGGACGGTGGTATTATCATCGGACTATCATTATCCTACTTGCTTTTAGGTGGAATTATCGACCTATTAGCTTGGGTAGCCCTGGCTTATGGTATATACACTTTTGTAACGAAAGAAGTATAACAACCTTTTAATTATGACAATTCGTGGGGGAGTTTCATACTCCCCTTTTTTAAGATCAACACTTCTCTGTCAACTATTTTCAATTATTTCACTCGAACCGTTTACATTTGCTCAAAAGTATGGTATAATATAATTATATTATTGGATAAGGAGAAAAAATGTCAAATAACAACAACGAAATGGTCAAAGAGCAAATCTTGACTGAAGTACAACAAATGAATACTTCATGTATTCTAAGAGAACTTGATGGTGGACTATCAAAACCAGGCATGTGCGAATCATTCGAAATGAGAGTCGCTATGACAGACAGAGATAAAGTCATAAATCGTCTTGTAGAACAAAGATTGTCAACAATGGAGGTCCTCAATGGTTAATGCACTAATAGGTACACACCTCTCTACTGGACAATCAGTAGAAATCGCGCTTGATTTAGTAGAGCTTGCTCTTGCAAAGTCAACTCAAGACTCAGATTGGAGTTTACTTAATGACTCTATTAGATACAAAAATGGTTTTGATCTTATAGGTGAAATTGAACTTGACTTCATTGTCGAAAATGGCGTAAAGAGAGTCTTTCACTAATGGCAAGAAAAAGAGAAAATGTTACATGGGTAGACTATATGACACTCAAAAATAAAGAACTTGCTAAAAAAATTAAACGATCAAAAAAACTTAAGGAGAAAAAATGAGAGGTTCAAATAACTATATTACCACAGTAGATCCCAAAGACGTCAGCTCTATGCTAGAGTTACAGACACTTAGGAATCTTATTAAAAAGCAAAATGCTTTATTACGAAAGAGAGCTTCACAAGCAAGCATGAATTACGGGCCGCAAAAGCTCGTACAGTTTTATGTTAAATGTCAAGGACGTGGTCCAAGAGTTAAACATGCTCTTGCACAAGGATCGTATCGCAGAAGATTCGATCAGTATTTACCATTAGGATTAGCGGAGAGAATGGATGTATATGTATACGAACGATGAAGCTGCTTTTAAAGTAACTGCAACTGAAGACAAAGAAGTCAAAGCAGAATATACATTTGATAAGCTTAAAGATGCAATTGTCTTTGAAAATCAAATGAGTAAAAAAGGATATACTACACAAGTAGAACGAGTACTTCTTTAATGGAGTATGTTATCCTGGCAGTTGTTCTTACAATTGCTTCATACCAATCTTTTCAAATAGGCGTACGTGAAGGCGCCGAAAGAACTATACGAAAACTTCATGAAGAACAAATCATCATTGTAAAAAAAGATGGAGAAATCTCTCCTAATAAGCTTTAAAAGCTTATAAATAGTTATTTACATCTACTTAAAAGTATGGTATAATAACTCTATGCAAAATTTTAAATCATTTAAACCTATCAATGAAGCTGTTAAAATGACTCCTGCGGAGTTAAATAAAAACAATAGCATTACAAAAGAACCTCGTATTGATATCCTTATAAGACTTATTCAACAAGGGAAACCTATTGAGTTAGCTAAAGGTGGTTCAGTTACGATAGAAAAAACTGATGAGTTACTTAAACTTTTAATAGATTTTAAAAAGAGTAGCTCTGATAAAAAACCATTCTTAGATATTAATGGTAAACCTTACACCACATCCGATCTTGGCAAATCATCAGTATTTGGCGGCGGCGGTGGATCAGGCGGCGGTACACTTAATACAAAGGTAACAGAATCTCACCAATGTGTTATGTGTCAAGCAGTATTAGATCATGGAACACACGATGAAGATTTCTTCACAGCTAAGATTTTAAAAGACGCATACAAAAAAGTATTTGTTGATGCAAGCTTAGATGAAGTATTAGGTGTTGAAGGAAGTTGGTTTACGTCTTCTCATATCAGTGCATTAGAA